CCACTTGATTATTGGAAGAGTCTTAGATCCAGCCATACAGCACACCAACATGATAATTAGAGGAAGCAGAGAGTTAGAGGCCTATCCCCTTCTTACTCCCTCTCCTCAAATAATCCTAGTGGTGGAGCCCATGTCCCTAGAGGAGCTGTGGGCGTGTAAGGAAGAGTTGGAGGCGTGTCAGGCCGAGCTAGAAGGGGAGATGAGCAGGCTGGCCAGGTGCCTAGGGGAAAAAGACGACTTGGAGATGCTGGTTGAGAGGATAAGGGAGCTACCAGAGGAGCTGGCTGATTGGCTATCGGGGAGATACGATATAGACGTGTTCCCGAGGGACATAGCAGGGTTAATCGAGACCGTCCTGTATGCTCTCGGCGTTGACTGGATGGGTAGGAGGATTAGGAAGAGGTTTGGGAGGTATTTCGAGGAGGAAGAGGCTGAGAGGCTCAGGGGATGGGTTGAGACGTATGGCGAGCGTGCATCTAGGATGGAGATAGAGTCACAGCTGGAGGCGTGCCAAAGCCTCCTCGAGGCATGCAGGGAGAGACTGGGGGGAACCAGGGAGGAAGCCGATGAATGCGAAAAGAAGAGAGAGGAGGACAATGCCCTTGCAGAGGAAATATCCAGGGCTCTCCCAGAGCTACTGGCCATTGAGGTAATCGACTACCTCAGGGATGAGCTTGGAGTAGATGCCGAGCACGATGAGGGCGAAATAGAGAGGGAAATAGAGGAGCTCATAGAGATACCCGCATAGCACCCCTCCCCAATACCCTTTTTTTCAGCGTGACCCATGCCTCTCCATCTCAATGAGGAAAGGAGAGGAGGAAAAGAGGAGAAAAAAAGACTTGACTTATATGGGGATGGCTACTTGATGTCCCTTATCTTTCCTTGACCTGGCAGGAACCTGGCCACTGTGTCCCCGATGAAGCGGTAGACTCCTCTGAACACGAACTGCCTTAATACTGGGAAGTGCTGTGAGCTCGTCTCAAAGTATTCCACAGGCCTCAACACCGCAATCCCTAGTCTTGGAGCACCCAGTCCCTCGAAGTCAGTGGTGTCTAGGAGGTATATCCTGCTGATAGTGTCCTTGGCTACATCGGTTGACAAGACCACTGGGTAGCCATATAGCTGTGCAACCCTGAAGCCAGCCTCATATCCCTCGTCAACATACCTCCATCCCATTGGCCCAGGTGCAATCCTGGCCTCTGTGAGTGGCATATACCTCACGAACTGCAGGTATAGTGCATTAATCTTTGCCCACGTGTCAGGCCCAGTGAGCCATATCCTGCCAGCAGGATTGGCACCCTTAACCATAGTCTCCGTGTTCAGTGACTGAATCATGTCATCAGTGAGTGCAGTGGCAGTGCCACTATTGTGAATCACCACTGCATTGCTCCAAGAGTCGGCTCCAAACCTGTCTAGGCCATAGATGTTGATGTTGGTCTTTATCTGGCTGGGGACAGTGGCACCATAGACCCCTGATGCCTCGTCCGAGCTCGCGACTATCTGATCCAAGCTGATTATCTGGCTGTCCGGGTTCAAAGATGGGACTTCGCTACTACTCGAGCCAACAGCCTTTACTCCAAGGAGCTGGTTGATCTGCTTGGCAAACTCTCTTCCAAACCATGTCCTGAGCTGGTTTAAGCCAGCCCATATGTCATCGGCACTCCTCGACGCCAGCTCCTCCATGACCTCGCTTATCTCGAAGCTCGTAGCCACAATTTTCGGCTTGGTTCTCAGCACCTTGACAGTCGGGTAGCTGGGGCCCGGGATGGTTCCCGTCTCGGTCGTTACAGTGGCAGTGGCTTCCGTCGCCATTGCCGAGATAGCCCTCCAACCGCTCCTTGGCCATGTGGTCTTGGGGAGGACTCCGAAGATGTTCTGCTCTAGGTTTAATTGAGCCCAGACCTGTGCCCCGTAGACAATGTTCCAGTATTGTGGAGTCAGCTGGGTAGTGACAGTCCCAGCCTCCTTGATAAATTGGACTACATCGGCAATGCTCGTGAATGGAGACGGCATCCCGCTGTAAAACCACTCTACATCCTTAGCCGAGATGTATCTGAACTCGCTCATTTCCTCTCACCCTTCCCCTCTATCTTCACCTCGGGTAGAGCCCTAAACCTAGCAGGGATATCCGAGGCAGTTGCCTTGCCACTGAGAACCTTCTTGATGAACTCCCTGAAGTCCTCACTAGCCTCACCAGCTGGCTCAGGAGTAGTAGTGGCATCCGGCCTGGGAGTAGTGAGCCTAGAGGCCTTCTTCTTCTCCATTATCTTCTTCCTCAGCTCCTCAAGCTTCTTCCTAACCTCCTCGCTCTTAAACACCCTTTCTGGCCTGGGTCTAGAGACAATTGAAAGTGGCTTGCTAGCTCTCTCCTTCACCATCTTCTTGATCAAATACTTGATAATGGCTCTTTGTATCACCACTCTCTTTTTGAGGGTGCTCACTGTCTTCTCTAGCTCAGCCACCTTCTTGCCTAGCTCATCAACAGCCTTGAGCCTCTCCTCTAGCATCTTCCTTAGCTCAGCCACTGTGTCAACAGCCTTCTTGACATCCTCTGGGTTGACCTGACTCATATAGAACACACCCTCTTCAAGGATGGAATTACCCCTAGAGAGGAGAAATAATAGAGAGCGGGGATTGATTAAAAAGAATCCCTAGGGCTCAGATATGCCCCTGCCCATGAGCTCCCTATATGACTTGAGGGCATCAAGGAGGGAGACAATCCTCCTCTGGACTTTGTCAAGCAACTCTTTGACGCCATATAGCTCGGTAAGTATCTCGACAGCATCCTCTATCAGGTCAGGCTCTTCTCCCGCCAGCTCGGCAATAATCGAGAACCCTGACTTGAGGGACTCATCGATAACCCCTCTCTCGCCCTCCCCTACCTCACTCCTACTCGACAAGAGCTCCCTGAGGGATTGGAGTAGCTCACTTAGCAAGCCGACTAGTTCAGGTGTTAGCCTGCCATCCCCAGCCATCGCCTCTACCTCGTCTAAGAGGCCAATAATGGACTCGTATGCATGCCTAGTGAGGCTGTCAACCAGGGCATCATAGAGCTCTTCAAACTCATCCCTCTTAATCCTCCTCACCTGCATCGTGGCCAACCTCTCTGAGAGTGCTGAGTAGCTCCCTTAACTCGCCCACAAGCCTAGATATGAGGCTGAGGATTTCCCTCTCCTCTTCACTGGGCTCTCTTTCCTCCTCCCTAGGCTCGGGAGGAGCCACCTCTACTGACTCTTCCTCATCCTTCTTCCTCCTCTTCCTTTTCTTGGGCTCGGGCTCAGGATTCTCCTCTGGGCTAGCCTCCTCCCCTATAATATTCTGCTCCAAGCTTAACTGCGTCTCGGGCTTGTCCCCATAGGTAGGGTTATAGGCACCAGGTGTCTCCGTTGTCACAGGCCCCTCTGCCTTGACGCTCCCAACTACTTTCTCCTCCTTGGCCTCCCTAATCCTCCCCTCGAGCATGGCATTAACCGCCTTTACTGCCTCGACCACATCACTAAACCCATAATCGCGGTAGACAGCCGAAATCCACTTGCAGAAGTCAACCTTGTCTCCTCCAACCTCATTGAGGCACCTGGAGTAGTCGTCATTCCCCTTGGCCATGTAGTTCACATACTCAATCCTGGCATGGGGATTGGCAGGCTCCTCAACTATGCTAATTTCAAGGAGCTGGAGGAACGTAATCAGGTCTGCATCCTCCTCTCTGCCCTCCTCTGTCTTGATTTTCACTTTCTCCTCTTTTCCCACACCGCCAATGGAGAAGCCCAGCACTTTCCCCGACTTAATGGTCTCCCATAGCTGGTCAGCGGGGATAACGCCACGAAACAGCTCAGCCTCTATCCATAACCCGGGCTTCCCTGTCTCAGGGTGCCTCCTAATCTCCCATCTAAGCACCCTCCCAACAGGCATATTGGTGTGTCCATAGATGATTACCCCTCCCCTCTCCATGAAGTCATACATCGCCCTCTCAAGGACACTCACAGGGACAATGTCGTTCTGCAAGTCCTTGACCTCTACAGACGCAAACCCAGCAATAACCCTCTTATCAGGGTCTGATACAACAAGGTGTTGCCTAGGCCTGTCACCCATGCCCCTCACCTAGAGGATTATTCGTGGAAGCATTACTAAGGCCAACTCCTTTACTGACAGCCTCCTCTATCCTCCTCGATGCATCAATGAATAGCTCGTAGTTGGTGAGGACGAACATGACCGAGCAGTTAATAATCACGTCCTTCCCAGGGAGCCCCCTCCCACAGGAAAGCCTCGTGAAGTCTAGTAGGGCATAGTAGTCTGCATCCCTGCACTCAACAGGCTCGTCATTAACCGAGACAAGCATGATGTCCTGCCCAATAGACATGAGTATGAGTAGCCCCTGCTCCCCATTCACCCCAGTCCCCCTGTAAGCCATGATTGGCTCCTTATAGTTCAAGAGCAAGTAGACTAGGAACTTCCTGGCCTCATCCTCCCCATTAATGCTGAGAACAATCACTCCCCCATCACCTCCAATCCCTCAAAAATAATGATTGAGGGTTGAGTGGTTAATGGCTGAGGCTACTCGAAGAAAGCCTCCCTAGCCTCCTTGTATGGGCTCCCCTCCTCTTCTCCATGATACCACAGCCATCCACAAAAGGCACTGCAGTCGTCAGCTATCTCGTGCTCCCTGCAGGCCCTGATGCAGTTCTCCCACCACTTCTTAGGAGGCCTCAGATCCTCAGGCACCTAGACCACCCAGTAAGTGATTCCCAAGGCAACCTATTAAGATGAACTCCCCATACCACTTAGGGTAAATCACCTAGCCCAAACACCAAAAAGCATAGTGGCTTCTAGAGCCAAGTCTCCCAATGGTGAAATCAATAGGGATAATCCTTGTCCCAATTAAAGATCTAATCAACCCCAATGGATAGAAAGGAGTGTGTCAGTGAGGGGATAAGGGCCTAGATGAAAAACACTTAGCCTAGCTCACGAGTCCTTGTCTCTGGAGGCAATCCAGGCTCTCCAGAAACCCTCTGCTCCCCTCCCTCGTATCTCGGGAATTCTCCAGACCCTTCTGGAGCCCCGCTAAACCCCTCCCATATAGAGAGAGGCCTCCTCCTAGGCCTCCTCAGGATGGAAAATTCCGGGAGCAACTCGGCCTCTTCTCTCTTACCCACTATCTTGAACTCAACTTCTCCCCTCTCAGTGAACTCGACCTCCACCTCGTAGCCCATGCCCCTGAGCCTCTCAATCATGTCTAGCTTGGCCTCCTGTATCTCGATAAACGTCCTCTCGTCTCTAAGCTCGCTTGGGGCTAGCTCAAACACCCAGTCATCAACACCCAACTGCCTAGAGAGCCATGGGAGAATCTTGTCGTTAAACAGCCTCTGCTCCATCTCGACGGCCCTGTTAGTAACCAATATCTGCATCACGTCTCTGCCAGCCCCATGTGTCTCACCCAAAAAGATAGGCATGACCCCGTAGAGAGCAGTAATAGCCCTCCTCAGCTCCTCCCTATACTCCCCGAAGTCAATGTCCCTGAGCTCAAAGCCAATATCCACGTATTGGACATCCGCATCACTAGGCAGGACTAAAGGAGTAAGCAGGTGTGGATTGACCCTCGCAACCTCCATCATCTTGAGCCATGCCTGCTGTATCTGCTCGGGGGATACACCCTTGAATATCAGGATGCCCCTTGGGCTCCTCATCAAGTGATAGCCCATCAGGATGAAGTAGTCCTGCCTCATCAGTATCATTGCCTTCATCCAGATAGTGGCTAGAGGAGGATAGCCATATCCTAGGCCGTAGGTGAACTTCTTGACATGGAGCACCTCGCCCTCAGCATAGTAGACTGTCTCCCCTCCAGCCTTGACGTAAGAGTAGTATGCAGGGAGCATCTGCCTATTACACCTCGGGCACCTGGGCAACTCTCCCTTCTCTCCCAGCTCCTCTACCTCACTCATGTCGACCTCTACGAGCGTCTCCCTGTGGGCTGGGCAGAAGAAAGCATACTTGCCTGGGTTAATGACACCCATCCTCCCCTCCTTGTTCATCACGAGCCTCATGCCCCGGGGGTCAGCCCTGATTATCTCAACTGGCTCGGCCCCGATAAGCCTCCCGTCCTCGTCGTAATAGTAGTTCTTGACCACCACGAGGAAGGCGTTGTCCACCACGTTGACATCCCAGTCAATAGCCTGCAGGACATCAATCAGTGATTCATTGTTCTTGTTGGCGTCTTCAATGATTTTCTCCAAGAACACGCGGTTAGCCTCATTGGGCTCCACGAACGCCTTGGAGCCACAAACAGGGCAAACGGCCACGTGCTGATGGAATTCCGTGCCACAATTGGCGCACTTCAGCTCATATTTCTTAACGACCCTGATGCCCTTCCTAAACGTCTCCTGGATGAGTGCCCTGATAGATGTCCTTATGATGTCGTTATTGTAGGCCAGCTCGTAATAAAAGTTGAGGGGGATGGCATAGATGGGGACAGCTCCCGCGAAGACAAGCCCAAACGGGACATAGCCACCAGTAGGCCTAGCATCGTAAGTCACTATCCCTGCGACCGATTCATCCCTGTCTTGCCTGTTCTTCCCAAATCCCAATAATTTTCTGAAGAAGCTCATAGCTCGACCACGTATATGTTATTCCCGAGACGGGATTTAATGATGACTAGTTGGCAGGGACGGCTCTTAAAGCCCATTGCCTTTGAGAACTCGTCATCAGAGAGGAATGTGCCATTAATATAGATTGGGACTGCCTCATACATTACTTTTGGAACATGGAAGTGGCCAAAGTATGCCTCCCTTAGCTCCCTGTTTGCAAGTGCATGGTTAGATACAAACCTCCTGATGCCATAGTCGGGGATTCCCTGGTAGGAGTAGATCCTGGGAGGCGGGGGATGGCTCAAGAGCACTGTGTCACCATTCGGGAGCCTGTAATACTCGTGGTGCCTCTTACTAATACCCGCATTCCTGCCCATCAATGATTTGACGTGGAGCAAGTAAAAGTAGTCGTAGTTGCCTGGCTCGCTCTCACTAGTCCTCCCATGGTTCCCCACGACGCCATAGAAGTAGTTGGCTATCTCAAACAGCTCCCTGGTGATATCAAAGGCAACATCCACCTGTTCATTAGGGTCTAGCTCCTGCTCATACTCTTGTCGGGGGTAGATGTCGGCTCCATCAACATAGTCACCCAAGCCCAGGACAATAACCTCTCCTCCATGCTTAGAGACAATCCTCGTGAGGATGTCAAGATACCTCCTAAACCTCTCCCTGAGTATGCCCACATTAAAGCTAGGCGTCTTCCTCCCCACGTGCAAGTCGGATAACAAGGCAACAACATAGCTTGCCTCTCCTGGCTCCAACACATCAGACCCTCCCAGTAGAGAGACACACTTGTCAAAGTTCTCCCGAACCGCCCAGACCATGCTCCCATCTCTCTCAATACAGTGCATTATCTCCAGGGGCCTAACCATGAACTTGACGGTGTTATACTTCAACCCCAATCTACTGGCCAACTCGGATATCGAGATGGGTTGCCTCGCCTCGTAAAGCAGGTGTATGTAGTCTTGGCTAGTCAGCCCATCCAACTATAACACCACTAACACCACCATAACTAATGGATGAGTCGATTTAAAAGAACTAGATGACTGTGCCATACCTCCTCCTCAGTCCCTCCACTGCCTCAATATAGGAGGTGTAGTGCTCAAGGGGCTTGAACTCGTAGAGCAATCTGCCCCCATCAAACCTAATCCTGTTTACGAGGTGGCTCATAGCACCCCTCTCCATCACTACGTTAACCAAGAGGCCGGGGAGGGAAGAGCCCTCGGGTTTAAGAACATTCTTCTTGAAGAATGGCTTGCCGGGAACCATGACCATCTCGCTCAGTCCCGAGAGGGGATTGGTCTTGGCTATCATGTAAAGCCTGAAATCGCGGGATTTAATGTAGTCTCCATCCCTGCTCAGGAGGAAATAAGTGCCGGAGGGGTATTCGGGGAACAAGTTCACGTCCCCATAGTCCTTCAGGGGATAGACCTCTACCTGCTTGTAGCCAACGGAGTCGTCCTCGATATAGAAGACCTTGACGGCATCCATGACAACCAGGAAATAGGAACCATCGCCAACCACCTCGTCTCTAAATGTCAGGACAAGTCTGTCCTTCTCCTCATTGGTCTTGGAGTCTATGCTGTAGTCACAGCCTAGTGCCTTCTCCAAGCCAACCTCTCCCCTACAGCAGAGCCTCGAGACTAGTTGATAGGTCAAGGGAATTTCTCCAGGAGCGACTGGCTCAAGAGGGACAATCTTCCAGACCTCTAATCCACCCTGGAGCCTATAGTCAAGAGACACACATGCCTCACTATAGGTCTTCCCTAGGCAAGTAGTGTTGGAGGGATGTGCCCAAGCAATCACGCTCACCCTAGTGGGCTTGGTAACCACCCTTAACAGCCTCCTCTTCAACAAACCAGAGCTACCCATTGAGACGGGGACAGCCTCGTAGTCACTGCTATTATCCAAGATGGTGACGGGGGAGAAGGTGTCATAGTAGCCGTCAATCAAGCTATTAGACTTCACCGCGACAAGATAGGGAGTAATGGAGCCGATATAGGTGGATGGGCCAGTAAACTCTAGTGTCCCAAAGTGGAGAGAGTAGTCCACGCTGTTCTTGAGCATCTTGGACAGTAAGTCACTGAATCTGCTAACAGACTTGGGCTCAATACTGATGTTGGCCTCGAAGCCCCTGGGAGAGTATCTTATCCCTATCCCAGTGGAGGCATTGATACTCCCTGCTATATTGGAGACAAGGGTTGAGAGCGGGGTGGGTGTGGTTATCTCGAGTGGGGCATCATAGAGCATTGTGAGGAAGCTGTCAGCCTCATACTCATAGACATACTCGATTGCCTCGCTCTTAACAGAGGACACGTAGCCAACATCAATGGGTGTGAGGTATCCTGTGCCCGTAGCCGTGGAGTAATAGTAGATGGTTAAGAGGACTGTGGAGCCAGGGGATAGCTGGGCAGTAGTCCTGAACGAGTATGTGGGTGGCCTCCCAATAAGCCTCTCAAAACCATCCACGACTCCAATGATGGGCACCCATGTCCCTCCTCCCTGGTAGATATAGGGGACAAGCAACTATATCACCACGAGGCACAGTCAGCCACGTATCCCTCCCCGCCAGTCCTGACCCCCGAGATAGAGAGGGTGATTAGTGTGGGCTTCCCAGGGTGTGCCTTAAAGCTGAACTCTGAGACTGCCAGCCCAAACCACCATGCATTACTGTCAGTGAGCTGGATGCACAAGTAGTCTCCGAACTGATAGACGTTCTTGCTAGTGTAGAAGCGTTGATAGGCCCTCAAGTAGTCTATGCACTGGTAGAAGTTCAAGCCAAGGCTGGAGCAATCCAAGACCGCATCTATGCTGATATAGGTTTTGGGGGCAGTGATTATTGTCTCCACGCTCTGTGTCTCCCCGCTGAATCCAAGGGCAGGAGGGACAATGTCCTGGAGGGATGCCCTAGATATCGAATCCATTGAGACCACTTTACCCAAATACTTCTTGGTGCTCCCATACTTGATGAATAGTGAGCCAGGGTCAGCCATGCCCATCACCTCCTGATATATGCACTCTCAGTCGTCCTAACATTCACATTCACCTCTGGCCTTAGCTTAGAGATATCCCTCCTCAACTCCCTCACCTCAATTATGAGGTCACTAACCAGGTCAATGAGCCTTGCTCCATAATAACCAGCCTCTTCAACACCCATCTCCCTCACTCCAGCAATAAGGGCGGATGTCCTCCTGAGGCCTGAGCCAAGCTCCTCGAGATGCATTATTACGCCAGGATTCCTTCCTGTCAGGGCATGGATAAACCCCTTTACTGCATCCACGGCTCCACGGAGCATGTTAGTGAGGCCACTTGTAGCCTGTGAAACCCTATCAAACACTCCTCCAAGCCCAAGCCTGTCTGCAATCCCCCTCAACCCACTAATCAATCCATCCCATGCCCCCCTAACACTTTCTCCAATACCCCCGAGCACACTGCCCAGTGTATTTGTGAACCCCTCCCAGAGGCCCCTCAATCCACTGCTAGCCCAGTTAATGAAGTCATTGAATGCCCCCTGAGCCCTGTTAATAAAGTCGCTTATCCCTCCAGAGAGCCATGTGACAAATTCCTGGAACTTCATTGCCCCCTCTCCCATCAAGCCAACTATTGCCCCTACTCCGCCTATGAAAGCCGAGACACCGTGTAGCAATCCCTGGGCGAGCTCCCCCAATGCCCCTCCAATAACAGGGATGTGAGTGGAGAGCCATTCTTTGGCCTGGTCTCCCGCAATCCACACTTGCTGGGCAAATCCATGGATACTAGAGGCAGTATTGAAGAGGGCTGATGCAATCACGTTTCCATGCCTCTCGGCCTCCTCTGCCCTAGCCCTCAATCCCTGGGCAGTCCTCCCTATTACATCGGCGTTTACTCCCAGTGCCTCGGCTATCTTGCCCCCAGCTGTAAGGACAGCAGTCACCGCTAAAACTAATCCGCCAGCAGTCCCAGTGACGAATGACCCTATCTTGGAGAGGAAGGAGCCAAGTGCCGAGCCAATTGAGCTAACGGCACTCCCTATCATAGAGGCGAATGCAATGAGCTTGGATTTGAGAGTCGCAATAATAGTTCCCAATCCAGCCCCAGTCAGTATTCTGCCCAGTGCCCCTCCCAGTGCACCCATTAATCCCCCGAGCTTCTGGACAACGAGAATCTCCCATACATACCTGAGGAGGCGGGTAAAGAAGCCAGTGATAGCTGTCACGCCTCCCAGAACACCCACGAGTAGCCTGCTCATCCTCCTTTGCTCTTGGAGAGACTCATTGAGGGGCTTGCCCAGCTCCATTAGCCTAATTGCCTCTGCAACCCTAGGCCTCCTGAGCCTCCTAATAACACGCCTAAAGACCCTCGGGATGCCCCTTGTAATCCTAGCGTATGCCACTGGGAAGGCTCTAAGGAGAGATGCAACCCTACCCAGCAATCCCCCTCTCTCAGCCAAGGCATTGAGGACATTAATCGAGTTCATCACGGCTCTATCAAAGGCGACAAGCTCCCTCCTGACTTGCCTAGCCATTTTTATGGTGTCGTCAATAGACTGGACAATGCCCTTGGCGAAGGCATATGGGAGGAGTGCCATAGATGCTATTCTCTCGATGTATTGCCTCGTTGCCTCCCTCATTCCCCTGAAGACAATTGAGCCATAGTTGAACTCCCTTGCCATTCTCTGCAACTCCCTATTAACCATGGAGACGGCGTCTGCCTGTGCCCTCATTTTCTGTTGGACATCCTCACTGGCCCCCCTAGCCCTACCCATCGACTTGACTGCCTCCTCGATGCCTCCCTTTAGGCTAATGACCCCTGAGTGGAACCTGTTCAAGTCGCTGTTAAGCCTGATTAAGACAGTGTTGATGTGGCCAGCCCTATCAATGAGCTTGACAGATATAGCCTCTAACTGCCTAAGCCTCTCGGTGGGCACCTGAACCTCTGCCCCCGAGGGATGTATCTCAACCTCTATCCTCCTAGGAGCACCCTCTACATCTCTTCTCTCGGCTCTGCCACGCACCCTCCCAGGCTCCTCAGCCAATGAGACCACCTTTTAGCTCTGCTATTTTCTTCTCGAAGTCACTCATTAAGCGCAACAGCTTGGATACAGGAATGTCCTCTGCCACCGAGGCAGAGATATTGTAGAGGGCTGAGAGGGTGAAAATCAAGGTGTCTGGGTCGGGAACTCCTGGGCCAAGGAAGGGTTTACCTTTATGCAGGCATCCACCAATTTGAGTGCAGTGTTGATTGGGAGCTCGTCTGCCTCCTTATCTGTAAGAGGCCTCTTGCCCCCAGCCTCCTCTACATAGATGCAGATAGTGATGATTGCACCAAGGGACTCGGCAGTGTCAAAATACTCCCTTATGCTCCCATCGATAGCCAGCTCCTTCTTCATGGCTCTTGCAAGATACTTCCTCAAGTCCCCGAGTGTCAGCTCCTTGACAAAATAGGTCTTGTCCCCTACTTTACACTCCACAAAGCCCATCTAGACACCCAGAAAGTGATTAGGGAGGGTGTCATTAAAAAGAGGCTACATTATGAGCTGGATGTCCCTGAACCTGATGCCCAGCTCTACCTCGTTAAGGCCTATCTCTGTTAGTGGAGCCCTGTAGCCAGTAATCTTGTAGGGAGAGATCAAGGCCATTGTGAAGCCCTGCACGGGAGTATTGCCTAGTAGCCCATACCCCGAGAAGGTGGCCACTATGCTTGAGACATCTTGGTTGTTGAGTAGATTATCCATGAGCGTCATCATGGGTGTGGATGCTGGCATCCTAACAGTTGCCTCTAGCTCTAATTGGCCGAGATAGACACCGTATGCCCTATCACTCCCCAATCCATACACTCTGTCAGCCCTCTGGTTTATCGAGACATCCATGCTCCTGACTACTGCACCCACAGTCCCAATCATGAGGCTTGCCCCTACAAACGTGTAGATAACTGTCCCGATGCTCACAAAGTAGTTGCTGAGGGGGGTAGAGTCCCTTGCCAAGTTAAGGGCATATCCCTCTAGGCTCAGCTCTACTAGTCCACCCCTCCCCGTCCCAACCGATAATCTGGCAGTATTCACGAATGCATTGAGGAGCATCAGGTGAGAGTTGGCCTCTCCACTACTAGAATACCAGACATGGATGGTTGTGAAAATAGGCGTTGAGGAGATAACCCATGTAGTAGGGGAGACAGTGCCCTGCGGGATGAATAAGAGCCTGAATATGCTGGGGTCTGATAGGTTGACTGCCACCCCCCATGAAAGCTCGAATGGCCCAAACGGGATGTGAGTGAGCCTCCTGTCGCCAATCGTGTAGACTGGCTCATAGTTCCTGTCAATACTGAGGGTGTTTAGCCTCTGGCCATGCCCAAATATGGCTAGTGATGTAGAGCCAGGTATCTGGTATGCTACCTGTGCCCTTGCCCCCGTCCAGAAAGACTGGCTCACCTCCATTCACCTAGGGAGTAATTGGTAGAAGAAAAAATTAAGGCTATATGTTCTGCCTGAGGCTCGATAGTTGCGGAGTCAGTTTGATACATTCCTCCAGGAGGGCAAATGCGATTCTAGATGGCAACTTCTCCCCATTCCTCCTATCGAATTTCGGCTCCTCAAGGCAGAACTCGAGTATCGAGAGCCTATACTCCAAGTAGTTGAATGTAGGGAGTATCCTGCCAGAGTCATCGATAGCCATGCTCATGGAGCGATTGAGGATAGTGGAGACCTCTCCCAGCGTCAGCTCCCTTATCTTGAACCTCCTGCCCTCTATCTCCACCTCCCTCCTCTTTAACTCGAAGTCAAGAACCATGCCCTTACACCCCGGCCAGTTAGTCATTGATGGACAATTCTTTTAAAACGAACCCAGTCCTTGCTGTTTATTGGGTGCAGGGCTTGAGTAAGCAGGAGAAGCCATTAGAAAAGGCAATAGAGATGGACATTACTAACCGGTTCTGGAGGGCGGTGATAAAGAGGCTGGAGGAGGGTAGTGGGGATAGGAGTGGCATCCATGTCACTGACCTTGTCTATGACTGCTTGAGGAGGGCTTACTATGACAAGAAGCTCGGGGACTTGGTTAGTGCCGTGAGTGACAGTGAGGGGTTGATGGTTGTCTGGATTGGCCAGATGCTCCATGAGATGCCCATTGACCCCGTGAGCTGTGAGCATGAGAAGGAGATAGAAATAGAGTTTGATGGTGTCAGGGTGGAGGGGAGGGTGGACGAGGCATGCAGGATTGGAGACAGCTATGTTGTCATCGATAAGAAGAGCTCTAGGGCCATACCTAATGTCCCCCATGACCACCACATTAAGCAAGTGTTGTTCTACTCTGCAATATTGTCCAAGAGGTATGGGTATAGGGTGAGCCATGTAGGGGTATTGTATCTTGACGTGGCAAATCTCAAGACCAAGCTGTTCCTCATTCCAGTAAGCATTCAAATGCTCGAGGTGGCTCTCAGGGAGCTGGAGAGGAAGGCCAAGGCCCTGAGCCAAGCACTACAATCCAATACTCCTCCCCTTCCTGACCCTGGGTGGCTGTGCTCTTACTGCCCATACTTCAAGAAGTGCGTGGTGGATGGATGGGGGACAGCAGTAGTGGACATAGTAAAGGAGCAACTCCCAATTAGAAATGGGGCTGGGAGCAGTGGATGAGGAGAAGCTATTGGAGTATGTATTGGCAATGGTCGCCATCACAGTGATAGGGCTGATGGCCATTACTGGAGCTATTGACCCGAGAGAGGCAGTCAACTACATCCTAACCATTATCGGCTATGTTCTCGGAAAGAGTGCTGTAGTCCATGCTTACAGGGCATACAAGGCCAGGAGGACTTATTCCCTCTAACCACTATTTGTTTTTTCTCTGAGCCAGTCTCCCAGGCTCCTTCCCTCCCTACTCAGCTTGCTCACTAGGAGGGAGACCTGGGCATATGTCTCCTTGTCCAAGGGGATAATCAAGTTGAGCTTGCCCCTGTAAGTAAAGACAATGACTCCTGCACCAAGCTCCTCGTGTCCCAGGTGAGCCACCTCACTGCACACCCTCTTAATCATCCTCTCTTTTTCACCCTCAGGCCTCTGTGTCTTTCTGCTCTTAGAGTAAAGCCCGAGCCTCTCTCTCAGCATCCTCTCGCTAAGCCCCCTTCTCCTAGCCTCTTTAAGGAGGTAGTCCAGGACTTGTGACAATGCTCCTTTGACCCATCTGCCATGTATGGAGTTGAGCCTAATGGCGTTGAGCCAGTAGTCGAATTCATCCATGCACCCAGACCCCCTATTCTCTCCCTCCCCGCACAGCCTGCCAATCACGACGACATCTATCTCCTCTGCCTTGAAGACATCCCTGAGGACAATGAACCTGTGCCAACCATTCACAATCCTGTATTTGCCATTGGGTGTCTCCACGACCTGTATCGGCTCCACGTAGAAGTCAGAGAGGCTCATGACCAGGGAGCGAACCATGTCCTCATCCATCTCCCTAAGCCTCAGCGGGGGCTCCTCTATGTCGCCGACCCCAACCCTCCTAATAGGCTTGAGAGACAACCCGAGACACCCACTCAAATAATTACCCATGCCATTGCCTTAGTGGAGAGAGGGACATTCATCCATTGGGATTGATTAGATCACCAATTGAAAAACGAGAAAACCCAGTGGAAAACACCATAGGGCAAAACACAAGAAAGACAAGGGTGTTTTTGGAGTATTTGGCCTAGCTCACTCAGCCAAAACCCGATTGGATTCTAGGGTGCCAGAGCCCCTTGAGGAATCCCGTATAGGTGTCGTGAAGCGAGGATTGGGAGGACTCTAGGCACACCTACTCATGAGCCCCCGACTAGCTTCTCTGCCCTCACACAGCACTAGGAGTGGGCACTCCCCTAATAGAGAGGCTGGGCTAAGGAGAGGAGTAAAAACTAGTAGATTTTACCGTGCCACTCCTCTACCTGCCTCCTCCTCTCCTCGAAAACCTCCCATGCCCTAGCAGTAAACTTCTTCTCGGGTGCATTAATAGAGGAGACAACAGCAATGGCCTTGTCGTAGGCATCCTTGATTGACTCACTGCTCAGCCCTATCCCGGAGCCGTAGCTTGTGCCCCCGGGAACATAGAGCAACTTATGCTCTTCTCCATCCAATCCGACATAGACGCTCCACCTCTTCCCGAAGACATCCCAATGCACTGCAGGGACAGAGTATGGTTGCCACCTGCTTGTTGACTCAGGATAGCTATCCGACTCCACTGCATAGGTGTAAGTGTATTTGGGCTTTGCAGGGTTCCCATCCATAGACGAGAGAATCAGCTCGTCAACGTTCTCATAGAGCCTTGCAAGCAACCCTGCACCAGGATATGGGAGCCTGATAGTATAGTCAGTGACCTGGACACTATCCCTGGTCACAAAGAACTCTATCGAGAGGAACCCTTTGAACCCCGCTCTCCTGAGCCATGGCTCCAGCTTATCAAGGATGAAGTCGTCCACGAAACTCCTCTCCACAAGCCTCACAAAGCAAGTTCTCTCTCCCCCGGCCTCAGGGGAAATAGCATAAGGCCTCACGAATCCCTCTCCATCAAAGTAGGTGTCAACACCCCACTCCACGCCCTCAGCCTTCCCCTCAACTATGAATGTGAGCTTGTCCTGAATAGGCTCAAGGTTGGTCTGGCTGAATATCACATCCAAGTCCCTGACATCACTAATGAGCTGTGTCTCCATGTTACCCCTGAACACATTCATCTTCACGGCCACAGAGGGATACTTGGAGAGCATGTCCGAGACAACACTCTTCAACTCACTAAATCCACGAGCATACCTGGACTCGGGCCTGCCAACGCCAATCCTCTTCATTAGTGAGTCCATGAAAAACCTATCAGTTTCCAAGAATTGCGCCGGGATGGACGCGCCCCAAACCTTGACTCCTCTGCTCTTGAGGAACGATGCCAGGTGCCCCAATCCCACATCGGTGAAAATGACGTATTCGGCATTGCCAAGGGCAACACCGGGGTCAATGACCTTGCGGAACGATGGATAAGCCCTCTCGTAGCCCATGCCTGTGGCGTAGTCCTCTATCCTCGGAAAAGCCCTAAACCAGTCAACTGAATAATAGACATCATGCTCCTTACCAGCCAGTAAGAGTGCAAAGTCCAAGTAGTGGCCACTATCAATCACGGCTATCCTAGCCAAGCCTACCCTTCCCTCTCAGTCTCTGCTATGGAGTAGAGGATTATGTCGAGTAGTTCATCAATCACATCCTCCATCACATACCTGAATGGCAGGATGGATGCCTCCTCGAAGTCCCTTATCACCTTCCTCTTGTCGAGGCTACATGAGAACTCGGGGCCAATCCAGCAGTGGAGGTATCTCTCAGCCATTCCCTCGGGCCCATACCTCCTCTCAAGGTAGTCGGCAAACCTGGCCAAGACATAGTCGAGAGCCTCAACCCTAATCCTGTCCCATGCCTCCTCAAGTGCACCCATTACACCTGGGGCTTCAAAGGCATCCTCTGGGGCAATATCCTCGCTCCTCAGGACATCCTCTATGTAGTCATAGAACCACTCGTGGAGAATCTTCTCGGCGTCACTCCTAATCCACTCAGCCAGCCCCCTGGCACCACCCACAATGTCCTCTAGGAACTCCACCTTGCTCTCAAGCAGTCTCCCAAGGGCAGGCTCCCTAGCCCTCTCCTCCCTGACCCTGGGCCTCCTAGGCTTCTCGGGAGCAGGCTTCTCCCTCGGGCTAACAATCTCAACCTCAATATCGTCAATTCCCTCACTCATCCACCTAGCACCCTAGAGCCCCCTCCCTCCCTCCATCCTCGCCGACAATACCCTTTATCTCCTCCCTGAACTCTTTTTGGAGGTATCTGCCCCCAAGCCAGAGCCTCACAACACAGACCAGCTCCTCGCCCTCAATCCTGCAGAAGTAGTCGAGAATCCTTGCCTCAGCCATCAAACCACCTCAATAATAACCTTCCGCAAAAAAAGGATATTTAGGGAAAAGGTGGGGAATCGCCCTTAGTCAATAAAAACCGACGCCGACCACTCTCCAAATGCACCACTTCTTATCGCCCAGGTGGACGCTGAACCCGACCCCAGTCTCCCCTCTCTCATCCAACCAGCAGGAGATACGTGCGAACTCGATCGTGGAATACTGTCTCGCATACCTAGCGTCGACGCAGAACTCCTTTGCGACATCCAGGACTCTCTCAATCACCTGCCTCCTGGCCTTCTTGTGGTATGTGTCATCGGGATGGGCCTCCATCATATCCGACTCCAGTCCAATAATCGCGCTCCCAATCTCCCTCACGAGCGCCATCCCCTCGTCCTTGTCAATGTTCCACGCATCCTCAAAATACACCCCCATGACATAGTGCCCGATGAACTTGCGGAGGGCGACCCCCACGGAAATCCCGTATTTTTCCCCGGTGCCCCGTTCGATGCATTCATAATTAATCCTACCCTCCCCGTCATAAACCTCCACGATGTAGTCATCGACCCTGCACGACTCGAAATAACGCTTCGTCAGGAGCCCAGGGATAACGTCCTTCATGAGAGTCTCGAACGCCTTCTCCGCGTCTTCGTCCTCGGCCTTCAGCAATTCCAGGTCGTGCCTAAGAAACATTAAATCGACGTAGTCCATGCACCATCTCCAGGAGGAGGAATTGCCAAAAAAGAAAATAAAACCGCAGGCTATGGGCACTCCTTCCTCGCCACAACCACCAAATTGGTGCCCTCCCCCCTGACCTCCAAGACCCTGAAGCCAGTGTCCTCTAAGAGCCTCCTGGCAGATGCCTTGGTGAAGCCAGACTTGTGGGTGTTCTCGGGGTAGTCCTGGCCTCCAAAAATCCAGTAGCTTATCATGGCGAAGTTGTCGTAGCCTGGGGTGAGGAAGGTGAGCCTAGCTATCTCCTCCAGGTCTGGGACACGCATCACGAACAATCCCCCGCACTTCAAGACCCTGTAGATATCTCTCAATAAGTCAGGCACCCTCCTCCACGAGATGTGCTCTATGCAGTCCTGTGCCAAGACCTCTTCCACTGAGCCAGGGGGAATAGGCGTCAACAAGTCTTTTTCCAGGTCGAGCTGGAGTATTCTAGGGTCAATCCTCCTGACGTCAATGTTTAGGTAGCCATTCCTAATGTCCTGTCCACAGCAGAGATTGAGCCTCACTATCCACACCACTCCATTACCGTATCAAGAGACAACAAGACCACGAGTAAAAAGACCAGGAGTGCAGAGGCTATAATGAGGATTGCTGATACAGCCCAGTAGGGGAGCCTGTCCCAGACTGGCTTATCCATAGAGGACTTGAGGAGGTAGGCGGATAAGCCAATTAGCCCTAGTGCAATGAACAATAATAGCACGACTGCAACCCCGAAAACCACACGCTTCAATCAACCCACCCATGGAAAAGAGATGAGGAGATGGGAGAAAAAAGACTAGTAGTCTCTCCTCACATCTCTTGTCAGGAGCCTGTAGGCTATGAACCAAGGGGTGTCAAGGGTTGTCAGCAAGACCTTGACGAGGGCTCCGCACTCCGTGATTTCCACGAGGCTCTCTATGGGCACCACACCGTAGAAGGCTAGGGGGAAGAAGATGAGGCTGTCGACAAACATGTTCACGACATCGGTGCCAAGAGACCTCAGGACGACCCCTGCAACCATCCTCTTTATGCTGTCAGTCTCCTTCGAGTAAACCCTCTTCTTTATCTCGGCGAACACCGTGGCGTCAATGAGGTTGGAGACGAGAAAGGCAAAGTAGGAGACAGTGACAATCCTCGGAGCCTGCAACATGAAGAACCTCCATGCCTCATCCCTCTCAATGAGCCATGGTGCAGGAGGCATTAGGGATGCAGTGTAGATAAACAGCGACACAAGCAGATTAGCGGTAAACGCCAAGAAGATGGCGAAGTAGGCCATCCTCCTTCCGTAAATCTCGTTTATCATGTCGATGACCTGGCCCACAAAGGGGAAGATGATGATTGCAGAGTCCACTGTCATTGGCCCGAGCCCCAGGTCAAGCACAGTGATTCTGGATGTCAGGATGTTTGAGCCCAGGATGTATGCCAGGTAGATCATCAATAGTGAGGGATAGCCCAGCGTATCCCTGTGCTTCCTAACCAGCCATGCCCCCAGGAGGGTTGAAGCCGTGAGGCCTGTTGCCCACAGTATCCATATCCACATTTTGGCTTGCCACCCAATGGACAGTATATGAGGTTGCCTTTTAAAAAGCGAAAAGAGAGAAACGGCTAGGCGAATACTTCTCCCGCACCAATGGAGGCTCCA